AAGTTTGAAGATGACGATGTATTTGTCTATCTTTATAACACTACAACGGGTGATTATGATGTACAGACCGTTACAGATGACTATGCAATCTCTGGTAACACGATTACGTTTACAGAGGCACCCACTACTCAGGTACTAATTCTCCGGCGCACTGATTTCAATGCACTGAAGATTCCTAATTTTACTCCTGGTAGCTCTATCCGTGGTCAAGACCTGGATAGCAACTTCACTCAACTACTTCGTGTCAATCAAGAATTCCGTGACCTCAAGGTAGACAAGTTCTTCCCTGAGGTACGAGCTGACCTAGATATGAACAGTCAGCGCATCAGTGATCTTGCTGATGCAAGTACAGACACAGATGCTGTTACCCGTGGACAACTAGCAAAAGTAATTACAGATGACCTCATTGCAGGTGACTGTATTACTTTGACTGATGCAGTTGGCGGTACAAACTCTGGTGATCAGGTAACCGTAGGAATTACCGATGGATCCATCACATCAGCAAAGATTACGGATGGCACTATTGTCAATGCTGACATAAATGATAACGCCGACATCAATGGCTCTAAGTTAGCTGATGGCACTGTTACTAGTGCAAAGATTACAGATGGAACTATCGTCAATGCTGACATCAGTACATCAGCAGATATTGATGGATCTAAACTGCTTGATAATTCAATTGACGTTAGCAAAGTCAAAGGTATTGATAAAGCTGAAGAGTCTGAATATGATTCAACGTGGGCTGGTGATGATGACCAGATTGCTACTGTTGGAGCATTGTCGAAAAGGTATGATGTAGAGATTGGTACATCTGAACCAACTAATGATCAACCTGGCAAGCTTTGGCTGAATAGCACCACAGATGTTAATTCCTTAAACATGTGGAATGGTTCCACGTGGCAGGTTTTGACATCCGGTACACCGTATATTCCACAAGGGACAACCATTGTCAGGTACGTGGATGCTGTCAACGGAAGTGACGATTCCACTAGAAGTGGATTCCTACCGCAGTCACCTTTGAAGACCATTAAACGTGCTCTGACACTTATTAATGATTCAGATAGTGGTGATGGTACGTTAGTCGTAGTTGAGCCTGGTGTGTATCAAGAAGCTCTACCTTTGACTATCGAAAAGAACAACGTTTCTGTTGTTGGTAAGTCAATGCGTAGCTGCTTTATTCACCCTACAGTTGCTACTGAAAACAACAACATGTGGGAGGTTGACAGTGGTACATACATTGCCAACTTCACCTTGCTTGGTCTGAAGGTTCCAACCGATGATCAAGGGTCTCGTAATAACACGATTGATAATGACTCAACCTATGGTTTGCCTAGTAACCAACCGTTTGCGGTCACGTTCCGTAGTGGCGATCCTGTCATTCTTAAGAGTCCGTATATTCAAAACTGTAGTCACTTTGCTGACGCACATTTTGACAACGAGGACTTTGACCCTAATACGTTCCCGTCTACTGACTCAGAAACTTATAGCGCAGTAGCAGGTGACGAAACTTCAGCACCTACAGGTGGTGGTCTTCTCGTTGATGGCTCAGCTGTCAGCTCATCAAGCCCAATCCGAAGCATGGTGGTGGATTCGTTTACCCAGATCTGCTTAGACGGACCAGGTATTCTTGTCACTAACAACGGCTATGCACAGCTAGTCAGCTTCTTTGGTACGTTCTGTCATTACCACGCAAAGGCGAAGAATGGTGGTCAAATTAACCTCAGCAACTGTGTCAGTGACTTTGGTACTTATGGACTAATTGCTGATGGTAAGAGTCCTACTGCTATTGCTACAGCAACAGCTAGTGCAGCAAACTCGGGTGCAACGTCAGTCACTATTGGAGCTATTACAACTGCCAACACATTCCATGGAACTGTAAGCCGTCCTCTTGATCACATGATGATCACTATTGACAGCGTAGATTATGGAGTTGTAAGCAGCACAGCTAATGGTTCTGGCTGGGATATTGAGTTGGCTTCTGCCTTGACTTCTAATATCAGCAACACAACTGTAAGCTTTGCTCTACGTTCCTATATCAGTACAGGCGGCCATACGTTTGAATACGTTGGTGTGGGTACTGATTACAGCAATCACCCTGACCAAGGTGGTGTAGCTATTGAAGCAAACCAAGTCACAGAACTCAACGGTGGTAAGGTTTGGCAATCAAGTACTGACCATATTGGTAAGTTTAAAGCTGGTAGCACGCTTGTTGTTGACCAAGTAGCAGATACTGTTGAACTCAGTGCAACTACAGTTACTGGCAATATTACTGTTACTGGAACTGTAGATGGACGTGATGTAGCAACTGACGGTACGAAGCTAGATGGCATCGCTACTGGTGCAACTGCCTATGGAAACAGTGACGTAGATGCACATCTAAACCAATCCACTGCAAGTAGTGGTGAGATTCTCAGTTACGATGGATCTGATTACGAATGGATTTCAGCGGCAGCAGGTTATTCAGATTCTAATGTTGATACCCATCTGAATCAGTCAACAGCTTCCAGTGGTGAAGTTCTTAGTTGGGATGGCTCTGATTATGATTGGGTAGCTCAATCAACTGGTGGACTTACTAATAACAGCAGCCAAAACAACAGTACTGGTGTTGGAGATAGTGCGCTAGATAATGATTCTGGAAACCACAATACAGCATTTGGCGCTGATGCGATGACGGCTGCTGTCAGCGGTATTCAAAACACGGCAGTTGGAGCAGGGGCTTTAACTGCGCTTACAGAGGGTGAATACAATACTGCAGCAGGTAATTCAGCCGGTGGTTCAATTACGACTGGAAATAGAAACACTTCGATTGGAGCATATTCAGGCAATTTAGGTACAACAGCAAATGATGGGACGAATGTAGGTTATGGCGCTGGCAGTCGTTTTACGAGTAATGGAATTACAGCAATTGGTTCCTATGCGCTACACGGTTCCGTAGGAGATAGTACCGGTGCCAATAATACTGCTGTAGGCAGCTACTCAAGCTATTCAGTAACATCCGGAGCTAACAACGTAAGTATTGGCAATCAGTCTCTTCGCCTACTTACAACAGGTAGTCAAAATGTTGCCATTGGCGATGAGTGTCTTAAAGCCGCAACAACTGCAAGCGCCAACATCGCAATGGGCAAGGAAGCCCTAGTTTCTGTCACAACAGGCGGTCACAACTGCGTTATTGGCACTAGTGCTGGAGATGCTATTACAGATGGAGAAAAAAACGTAAGCTTGGGTAATTACAGCCTAGGTGCTGCTACTGGAAGCGAAAACACAGCTTTAGGTTATGAAGCTGGCGCAAATATTACATCTGGCAGCAATAACATTGTCATCGGTCACGACACTAGCGCAAGTTCGGCTACTGTCTCTGATGAAATTACCCTTGGCAACAGCGACATTAACAGCCTACGCATTCCTGGACTTCAATCTGGTGCAAGCGACGGGCAAGTCCTTACTTTTAACTCTAGCAACGGTAATATTACGCTTGCCGATATTGATGTTGACAGTGGCGTCACCAATAACAGTGATCAAAGTGAAAGTATTGGCCTGGGTCCAAATGCACTTGATTCAGAAACTACCGGTACAGAAAACACTGCCTTGGGAAGTGGAGCAGGCACAGACTTAACAACCGGAGTCTCAAATGTATTTGTGGGTAGGTCTGCTGGAACCAATTTAACAACTGGCGGCAGCAATGTGATTATCGGTCATGACACTGCCGAAGACATGACTACAACCAATAGCTGCGTAATTATCGGTAGAATGGCTGGGCAAAATACTACTGGTGATGGGCAAATTCTGATTGGGAGTTTTGCAGGCAAAAAGCAAACTGGTGCTGAAGGTAATATTGTAATTGGTTACGAGGCTTTATCTGATGCAACTGGAACCCCGACCCGCGTAACTTGTATTGGTTTTGAATCGCAGTATAAAAGCACAACTGATGCAGACGACAATACTACTGTTGGCTATCGCACTCTTCGCTATAATACTACAGGAGCTGATAATTCAGCCTTTGGTAGTAATGCCCTTTTAGACAACACTACTGGCTCAAGGTTGACAGCAGTAGGCAGTGATTCATTGGAATCAAATACCACTGGCGATCAAAATACAGCTGTTGGATCAGATGCTCTTCAAGCTAACACCACTGGTTCAAACAATACATCCGTTGGATTTTCATCTCTTCAAAGCAATACTACTGGATCCAGTAATACGGCTGTTGGTAAAAACGCTCTCCAAAGCAACACTAGTGCCGATAACAACGTAGCTATTGGTGAAGACTCTCTACAGGACAACACCACTGGAGCTGGCAACGTAGCTATCGGATACACTGCTCTTAATAAAAACACTACAGCAAGCAATAACGTAGCAGTTGGCAATAATGCACTCAAGCAAAACACAACTGGAGCTCAAAACACGGCCTGTGGTGCTGATAACCTCAACTCTAATACTACAGGCAGTCATAATACTGCCTTTGGCTATAATCCTTTAGATTCCAATACTACAGGCAGTGAGAATACTGGAATTGGTGCGTATTCCCTTAAAAAAAATACTACTGGTTCTGACAACACAGCTATCGGATACAAAGCTCTTGAAGAAAACACAACTGGCCCTGACAATACTGCTGTTGGTTCCAGCGTTATGTTGTCTAACACCACCGGAAGTGCACTAACTGCCATTGGCAGCAACGCATTATACGCAAACACTGATGGCGACAATAACACGGCTTGTGGTTATTTAAGCCTTAGATATAATACTACTGGCGGCGGCAATACGGCTATAGGTCGACAGTCTCTTTACGATAATACCTCTGGAGACTTTAACACCGGCCTGGGTCATTTAGCTGGCGAAAATATTACAACTGGCGGCAACAACACTTGCGTAGGTTATGGGGCTGAGGCAAGTTCAGCCACAGTGTCCAATCAAATTACCTTAGGCAATAGCAACGTTAGTAGCCTTCGATGTAACACTCAGTCAATCAGTAGCCTCTCTGATGGTCGTGACAAGACTGAAGTAGAAGATCTACCTCTTGGTCTAGACTTTATTAACACTCTACGTCCCGTTAAATTTAAATGGGATACACGAGATGGTAACGGCAAAGATGGTTCTTACGAAGCTGGTTTTATTGCTCAAGATCTGAAATCTGCCCAGTCCTCATCTAATGCTGATTACCTGAAAATGGTCATGGATGAAAATCCAGAGCGTCTTGAAGCTGCCTACGGTCAGCTCATCCCTGTCTTAGTACAGGCAATCAAAGATCTTAAATCTGAAATCGAAACTCTTAAATCAAATGGCTGAAACACTTACTGCTGCTGAAATTGCACAAAACTATTCTGCTGCTGTCGATAGCGTAAATCTCATTAATAGACTTGATGCACTTGAAAGTCTTACTGATGAAGACAAAGATACTGTCAAGCGCAATGTTGAACATCTTGAACTAATGGTAGCTAAGGATTACTGGACTACAGAAGACCTGGCACCATTTAATGCTGCTGTGACAGCTGGTAAAAAACTTTATTGATTGTTATGATTACTCTTATTCGCCCAATTCTTTTTTCATTTCTTAAGTCTGACAAAGTTAAAAGCTTGATTGTTGAAATGCTTGAAAAGCTTGTTGAGTCAACCGATAACGATATCGATGACAAAGCTGTGGAGTTCATTCGCAACGGGTTGTTCCCGGCTAAATAATGGAATGGGGAGAACCACCAGTACTACCCTCTGTAGTCCTCCCTGAACCACCTAATTTACCTAGACCGATACTTGACATCCCAAGGGCAGACTTACCGTCTTACAAGCCCTTGGTGGTGCCTCCTAGTGACCTCAGACCTCCACCAGGAATTAAGTCTGATCCAAAGGATGAGCCACCTAAATCAAAAGTACCTGTAGTTACTCCACCACCGATACAGCTACCGGAAGTTCAAACCTTTGAGGTTCCGGGAACTGATATTGAGGTGCCAGTACCGAGCGGTGAGATTCTTGTCACTGCTGCTACAACGGCAGTCGTATCAGTTGCTGCCACCTTATCCGCTACAGCTCTTTTTAAATACCTAGTCACCTTATTGAAGCCTGTATTTAAACAAGCATGGAGCAAGATAACAACAAAAAAGGTGAGTTCATAAAATTCGTCGTACTTGTTTGGTCAGCTGGTCTTTTGACAGCTAGCTATGCAGGTTGGATGGAAAAGATGGACCCTACCTATGTCGCTTCAATTCTTAGCGGCACTTTGGCAACCTTTTCAATAACTAGAGAAAAGAACAAATGAAAAGACTACTTGTCTTGTTACTGATTGCTTGCCCAGTTTCAGCGCAATCCGTTACACCTAATTTTACTCAAGGTAGTATGCAATCAACTACTACTACCACAACTGATATTGACCGAACCATTGAAACTGAAGTGTTCGGTGGAGCATATAAATCATGGTCTGGAACCAACATCACACCCAGTGGTTCACTAGAAAACAGTTCTACAACGTTTTCACTAACGACCGCAGGAGATCCGTTTCAACTGGAAATCGTGGAACGGGCAGCAGGTGTAATAGAGACAATCGACATCACCGAAACAATCGAACAAACCTCTACTACTACCTCCTTATCGGTCTTCTCTCAGTAAGTCCTGCTTACGCTGAAGACCCCAAGGTATCTAATACGTCATCTCCAGTTGCTGCCGCAACAGGAAACGTGACTAATCAGGCGGTGCAGTTCCAAAACAATGGAGCACCTAGCCGACAATATTTTGTTAACGGCAACAGCTGTAACGGGACAACGATGACATTTCAACCCTTTTACATGGGTGGTGATGTTCATACTGAGTCCTATCAGCGTACAAGTAACTTCGGCGTTCAGGTTGGATTGTCAGTACCTCTTGATGGGGGCATGGTTGAAACCTGCAAGCAAATAGCTCGACGCCATGAACAGAAGATGCGTTTGGACTACGAACTAGTCCGTGCACTTAAGTGTACAGAGATTATGAAAGCAGGGTTTACCTTTCGACCAGGAAGTCGAGTAGAAGTCCTGTGTAATGACATCGTACCGATCGTATCGCTTACAAATAACGAATCCGACAAATAATGCTCGAAGCAACAGTGACGCTTGTCATCGCTGCAATTGCTGGCGGTGCAGCTTTAAATAACAGACTACATCAAAGAGTTAATAACGTGCACGACCGTATTAGTGGTCTTGATCGACGTATTGACGCCATCGAACTTGGTGTTGCTACTGACTACGTGTCAAAGGCAGACCTTTCGGTCATGACTAAGCGGATGGAAGATCACATGATCCGCATTGAAAACAAATTAGATCAAATCGTATTGAGGAATAGTTAATGGGAAGCCGATTAGACGGACCATCAGATCGTAAAAAGCATTACGACTCAAAATACAACAAGAATAACAAAGGAAACGCATCTCCTGCTAGTTATTTTGGAAAGCAAGCAGCAGCAACCAAAAAATCGTTCAACAAAGGCTACAGAAATACATAATTATGACATACCAACTTGTAGACAACATCCGAGGCAAAGTGCTTCAAGAGTTTGCAACAAAAGCGGAAGCAGAAAAAGCTTTTAACCACCAGTCTAGTGAAGCTGACGTATCCATTGTAGAACCAGTTAAAAAGACCACACCAAAAAAGAAGGTGGCTGATGTCAAAAAAGAAAGCGACTGAAGATCAGTTCAACGAACTGCATAACTTAGTCACCAAAGAGTTTCTTGCACGAATTAAATCTGGGGAAGCTACTACACAAGATCTAAAAGCTGCCTGTGATTGGCTCAAAACCAATGACATCAGTGGTGTTGCTTATGACGGTAACCCGTTGTCCAAGCTAGCCAGCGTTATGCCTGAGATCGATCCTGAACTTGTACAAACCAGACTCTATGGCAAGCGGTAAAACATCTCAGTACTACAAGAAAAACCCTGCTGCACGTAAGCGACGACTTAAGCAACAGGCTAAATATAACAAAACTAAAAAGGGACTAAAGATACGTACAGCAGCCAACAAATGCAATCGCAAGATGGGTACTTACGGTAATAGAGACGGTAAAGACGCAAGTCATACCGGACCTAATACTTGTAAAAAAGAATCTATGAAGATTAACCGGACCCGTCCGCGCAGAAAAGGCAAAAAATACGCATCTAAATGACCCCCTTACTTCCAACTCCTGATCATTACCTTAACAACCTAATAACCATGACATCCTCTGAAGCAAAGCGTCTTTGGAGGCGCAGCATCAAAGAACATTTTGGCTGTACATGTGTTTATTGCGGAGCAACTTATGAATTACACGAACTTACTTTGGATCACGTTCATCCTCGCACCTATGGCGGTGAGGATATTACCAGCAATCTGGTATGCGCTTGTACCTCATGTAATCAGGACAAAGGAAGTACCTATTGGCGCTCTTGGATGAGAGATCGCTTCGGAGAAAACCTACTTAGGGAAGAGTTGATTCTTTCCCACATCACATAACCAATCTATCCACATATGGATTAGCGCCCCCGTAAGGGGGCTTTTTTTATGGAGCATAGACCTAAGAAAGACTTAGACAAACTACAGCGTTTATTGGATGCTTTACTAGAAATAGAAAGCATGTCAAAAGAAGAGAAATCTTTGATTGACCCAAAAATGAAGTTGGTTGGATCAGACCTCAGCCGTAGTATTCAGGAATTAATGCAGGGTCCCGATCATTTTCTAAAAGATATAAAAATACCGGATTTAAAAGATTATCCTGCTGTTAAAACGTTTCTATATTCGATGCAGGGTGTCGGCAGACGCGCTAGGGATGAATTAGATATTGTCCCTAAATGGATGAAGCCATACTGGACACAACACCATGAGCAACCGCTGATGGGTATGGGTAAATTGAACAAAGGCGTTACTAAAATTCAGGATGCACTAGATAACAGCAAAAGATTTAGTGACCTCACTGGTAAAGAGTGGGGAACAGCTTTTGAAAATTTATGGGAAATTCTTTCTGACACTAGAGTT